GACGAGACCCGATTCGAGCGCGACACGGGCGACCGTTTTACCTGGAACCTCGTCCCTCGATACCGGGCTTTGACCCTCGGCGATTCGGCCTCGGACGTCTACACCAGCCAGGTCGAGCGGGACGGCACACTCCAGGACGCGATCATTCCATCGATACGCGGGAAAACTATGGACGAGATTCCGTTCGTTTTTGTGAATACGACCGACCTGGCCACAAAGCCGGCCGACGTCCCGCTGATTAATTTAGCAAACCTATCGCTCGCGATCTATCGAGGCGAGGCCGATCACCGGAGCGCCCTTTTTATGTCTGGCCAGGACACGCTCGTCCTGATCGGTTACGACCTGGGCGCCAGCGAGGAGGGCAATCCAGGCGGCGCCGACTCGACGCCGATTATCGGCTCCGGCGCTTATTTGAACCTCCCGAATCCCGAGGCCGACGCCAAGTTTATCGGCCCCGATTCGATGGCACTATCGGAGCAACGGACGAGCCTCGAGAATGATTACGTAAGGGCCGGCGAGGAGGGCGTCAAATTGTTATCGTCCGGCGCTGGTGCCGAGGCGGCCGAGACGCTCCGGATCAGAGTCGCGGCCAGGACGGCCACGCTCCAAACTATCGCAATGACAGCGGCGAGCGCCCTCGAGACGTCTCTCCGCCAGTGTGCGGTTTGGGTAGGCGCTAACCCTGACGAGGTAAAGGTCGAGCCGAATCTCGACTTTATCGAGGAGTCGAGCGAGGTCGCCGACCTGGTTAAATTCGCCCAGGCCAAAAAAGCCGGGACTCCGATCTCCTGGAAGTCCGTCCACAACTGGCTCCGCCAGAAAGATTTTACCGAGTTCACTTTCGACGAGGAGCTCGATCAGATCGGCGAGGAGGACGACGACGATCGCCTCAAAGGCGGCGACGATTTGCGCGGTATGTTTGAGCCTGGCCAGCCGCTCCCTGGTCAACCGATACCAGGCCAGCCAGTACCAGGCCAGCCGATACCACCAGGCGCCGAGGACGACGACGACGGCTCGGCCGAGGAGTAAAAAATGGCCACAGTAAACGAGGAGATTCGAGACCAGCTCCTCGCGCACCAGGTCGAATTAATCCGGTTTGGTAAAGGAATGTCGACCAGGATCGTCCGCCTCCTGGACAAGGCGGAGCCCGAGCTCCGCGCCGTGATCCGCGCCCGCCTCGATCGGATCGCTCACCTCGGCTATGATCCAGGGCCGGCGACGACCGCCCGAATGATCCGGACGTCGAAATTAATCGCCGAGATTTCAAAGCCGACATTCAAGGATATTAATAAACTCGTCCGCGACGAGCTGGTCGGCCTCGCGGTCGGCGAGACGCAATTTATCGCCGGCGTTTTCGAGGACGCGCTCCCCGTTTTGTTTACCTCAGTCCTCCCGACCGCCAGGGAGCTCCGAGGGATCGTATTCGCCCGACCGTTTGAAAACCGGATTCTCCGCGACTGGCTCGCGACTTATCGAATCGGGGATCAGCGGCGCATGATGGACGAAATCCGTCAGGTGCTCGTATTCGGCGAGACGCCGACGCAAATCGGCCAGCGTATATTCGGAACCAGGGCGCTCGGCGGAACCGACGGGACTCGAGAGATCACCAGGCGAGGAGCTCAGACCCTCGCGTCGACCTCGATCTCGGCGATCAGCAACGCGACCCGACAGGAATATTATAAAAAAAACCGGCGGATCGTGAGGCGCGAGGTCTACACGGCGACGCTCGACTCGAGGACGACGCCGATTTGCTCGAGCCTGGACGGCGAGATTTTCCCGGTCGGCGAGGGCTCGATCCCGCCGCTGCATATTAACTGCCGATCGATCCGCGTCCCTGTCATTGATGGCCGCAAACTCGGCACCAGGCCGAGCGTCGCGGCCACGTCTCGCCAGCTCGCGGGACTCTCCGGCCCCGAGCGTCGCCGGGCTCTGGATCGCCTGGTCGGCCGAGTGCCAGCCGAAACGAGTTACCAGACCTGGCTCGGCCAGCAAGCGGTCGGCTTTCAAAACGAGGTACTCGGCCCGACTCGAGGGATTTTATTCAGAAAGGGCGAGATCGACCTCCCTGGATTCGTCGACGTCAGCGGGCGCCGGCATACACTCCGCGAGCTTTACGACCTCGACCCGGCCAGATTTCAACGCGCCGGAGTCCCGGCCCCGCCGCTCTAAATAAATTATTTGTTGGCAATATCCCAGGCCGCGCCCTGGTTGCGTTTCGGCTATGTCGCCATGTTCGTTTTGGCCTATGTTGCCAACATGCCAACATTGACACGCCGCCCCGTTTATGGTTGCGGACTAGCGAGAGCGTTTAAACGGCTTCCCTTTCTGACGGCCTGGCGTTATGATCTCGCCCGAGTCACTCGACCAATTACTCGCGAGGAGTAAATTATCTAATGCCACTACAAGCCATAATCGACGACAAGGCCGGAATCCCCGCTGGCCTGGAATCCTTTTACACCGAGGCCGACGGGAAATTTATCCTCCAGGTCGAGGGCATGAAAAGCCAATCGGATTTCGACAATTATGCCGAGGCATTAAAAAAGCGTTTCACTGACGCGGCGGCCGACTTCTCAAAAGCTAATAACGCCGGCATAAGTCACGACGACGTCGCGGCAATGATTAAAACGCAGTTCGAGAAATTCCAGCAACAGCCGGCGCCAGGCGCGAAGCCGAACGGCGACGGCGAACCTGGTGGCGACGTGTTAGTCCGACTCCACGACCTCGAGCGCGACGTGGCCAGCTCGACCGAAACGATTGCCAAACTAACCCAGGAGCGCGACGACGCGCTCGGAGCCAGCCGCTCGACAACAATAAAAAACGCTTTAAATTCGGCGGCTCAAAAAGCGGGCGCGACGCCCGAGGGAATCTCTAAACTGGTGACGCTAGTCGAGCCGAATTTCGAGCTCACCCAGGACGGCCAGGTCGTGACGAAACTCGATAGCAAAACCACCAGCCCGAACACGAGCCCCGACGACTTTTTCTCGTCGGCCGCTCGAGAAAAACAATATCGAATGTTCTGGCCAGCCTCGACAGGGGCCGGCGCCGATAATGATCCCGGCGGGCCTGGTGGTGGTGGCGATCTCGGGGCCGATAATCCCTGGACTATCAAGGGCTGGAACATGACAAAGCAAGGCAATATTTTCAGAAAGGATAAGACCGAAGCCGACCGACTTGCGAAAGCCGCCGGCGTAACACTTGGCGCGACCGCCGGAATCCGGTAAACTCGCCACAATTAACCCGCCGTAGCCGTGAGGGCAAGGCATAAATTAGGAGCCCCTCATGGCCGAAGTTAGAATTGCTGACGTAGTAGTCCCCGAAATATTCGCCCCGTATGTTGCCGTTATGACCGAGCAAAAAACCGCCCTGGTCGACTCCGGCGTCGTCGTGCGCGATCCCGCCCTCGACGGCTTTCTAGCCGGCGGCGGCACAACTTTTAACGCCCCGAGCTGGCGCGACATTGACGACGATTCCAATATCCTCGCCGACCGCGTCTCGTCCGATAACCCTGCGACGGTCGCAGTACCGAACAAAATCCAAACGAACCAGGAGCTCGCCGTTCGCCTGTCCAGGAATAACTCCTGGAAAACAATGGATTTAGTGGCGGCTCTCGCCGGCGACGATCCGAGCTCGGCGATCGCGAACCGAGTCGCCGCCTATTGGCGCCGACGCCTCCAGGCCGTTTTCGTTTCTACCTGGACGGGGATTTTCGCGGACAACGCGGCCGTTACTCCAAACGACGACCCTCGTGCCGGCATTACAAATAACGCCGTCCAGGACGATCTAACCGTCGACATTTCAGGAGCCTTTACTCCTGGCGTGACTGACTTCTCGGCCGAGGCGTTTATCGACGCCGTCACCACGGCCGGCGATAGCCAGGGCGATTTCGTCGCCGTGTTTATGCACTCGATCGTATTCAGTAAAGCTCAGAAAAATAACCTGATCGACTTTGTTCCTGATTCCACGAACGCGGACGCGGCGGACATTGCGACATTTCTCGGCCGGCGTGTAATCGTCGACGACTCAATGCCGAACGCCGCCGGCGTTTTCGATACCTGGATTTTCGGAGCCCAGGCGAGCCGCTGGGGAGTCGGGAATCCGAAAGTCCCGGCCGAGGTCGATCGCGAGCCAGCCGAGGGCAACGGAGGCGGCTCCGAGTCGCTGTTTTCTCGTATCGAGTGGACTATGCACCCGGTCGGCCATCGATTCCTTTCCGGATCAGTGGCGAACGCTGACGGCGGCCCCGATAACGCGGAGCTCGCGGACGGCGTCAATAACTGGGCTCGGACATTTCCCGAGCGTAAGCAAATCAAAGCCGCTCGATTGGTAACGACTGAATTTTAATCGCTGACAATCGTCGGAGATCGGCCTCGTTTAAACGGGGCCGGTTTATTCTTTAACTCAGGAGCCCCGACCTATGGCCAAAAAAGAAACCGCAAAACCTGACGCGCCCGAAACCGAGGACGCCGACGTCGACGTCGAATTGTCCGAACCAGTTATCGAGGACAAGGCCGCCGGAGGCACCGATAAGAAAACCGCCGACAAAGCCCGCCGAACCGCTGCGATTGACGAGCACCAGAAAGCCGTCGCCGCCGCTCCGGTCGACGAGAAACTCGCGGCCAGTGACAAGAAAAAAGCCAAACTCCGCGCCAAACTGGACGAGCTCGCGGCCGAGGTCGCCAAACACGAC